TCTTCGAACGAACGCTCAGAGGTCTCAGTTTCGTAGATCTCTTTGTGTTGTTCACCATATGTTGCGTACTCAAGACCAAACAATGCGTTCAGACCTGGGAGCAACTCTTTCAGTAGTTGTGCACGTGAAATAGCCATTTTCTAAGCTCCTTATACGCCAGTTGAGTTGTTGTACTGATGCATAGTCGCATTTATCTTAACGATAAACTCAACGAATGTGTCAGCGCCAGTCGCAGTTTCTCTTACCACATCAATAATGCGGATAGGCAGAGTATTAGTAGTAGCTTGCGTACCTTCATCAATCGCTACTTTGGAATTACCAGTAATGGTAGATCCAGCGTTTTGAATCAGAGCAATGTTATTACCAATAGCAGAAATACCCATTCCAGCCACGGTTGTGCCTGAAGAACAAGAAACTACTTGGAACAATGTGTCAGGATCGTCAGCAACCACTGCAAAAATTTGGGTTCCAGATTTGATTTGCTGACTAGCTGGATAGAACTGTTGCTGCTGCACTTGTCCAGTTGATGCATTGGTGAAACTAACACCTAAAAATACACCGCAAGGTGTAGCAGTAGTTGTGCCAGTATCTTTCTCAATTGTTCCATCAGAAATACGTTTTACTAAATCGCCATAGAAAATGTTTGTGGCATAGCCACTTGCAATTTGCATCTGACGAGTTGCTCCCGCAAAGACCTGACCGCCAATTAAATTGACTGGTTTTAGTCCATAGGGGGCTGATACGGTTGGGTAAGCCATATTAAACTCCTAAATTAAAATTAACCTTTACCAAAGGTCGTCGTAGATTTGCTCTCTTTAAAGAGCGGCATCCTTGGGTCACTTTGGCGCATAAGATTACTGTCTACAGCTTCCATCTGACTTTCTGATTGCTTTTGGTAATGTAAATTACGTTGAGCAACAAATTCTTCTGGAGTCTTGCAAAGCAATAACCCGCCGATCTCAATGTTGTCTTTAAAACGACTATTGGGATCAACTAGCAGTTGAAACTTGGGTTGTTCTTCAATCGCTACAGGTTCCCATCCTTCTCTTAGTTTCCCAGAGAGATTGCGGGGGTCCGCCTGATTTAGCGTTGAAATACGAATCCACCTATACGTATACCCAGCCTGTTTATCGGGTTCAGGAAGCAATTCTGCTGGCATCCACTGCTTAGGACGCTCACTTGTTGCACGGGTTTCTACTTCTCGATCAAGTCTGTTGTTAGCCATTTTAGGCCTCCATTTTAATTAGTTCATGGGCGTACTGCTCAGCTGTAAGTCCTAACTTCTTAGCTATTGCTAACTGGGAAGTATTCAGCCTAATCTTTTTCGAAGACGTGCTACGACTAGCTGATGCTACTACCGTGCTCGGTTTCGTCCGAACTGAACTCTTTTCATCGTCAACTTTCTCCCCTTCAAAATTTTCAGGGAATCTCTTACGCATAGTTTCGTCTATGCGTTTGTAATACTCATTTGTCGTAGCATAAGCTAGTCCGTTTTGTTTTACAAGCTTTTCGTGAAGACCTAAAGCCAAACTTGTCATTTCATCGTCCTGCCCAAACCACTGATTACGTTCTTGCCATGCAACTGCTTTAGAGTCCCGAACTGGGGCTGGTTGCACCTGCTGGGTTAACTGCACCTCATTTTCTTGCTCTTGCTGGGCTCTACGCTGGTTTAAATTATCAGAAAAATCAGATGCTTATCTTGGGCTTCCACCAATTTTTCTGAATCGCCCGCATCATAAGCCTCACGGTACTCTTTTTTAGCCATATCAAGCTCACGCTCAGCAGAGGTCTTATATGACTCAACCGCTGCTTGGTCGCTTGAAGAGACCCTATTTTTAAGCTGCTTGTTTTCTTCGTAGAGCTTTTTAGCTAGGTCAATTGCTTCTTGCTGCTCACGCAACGCCCGCTCTTTCTCTCTACGCTCGTCGTGATAAATCTTCCGAAAGCCGTCAATCTTCTGTTTGGCTTCTTTGGAATACTCATCTAACTCGTCTTTTTCAAGCTGCTCAACGAATTCTGGTTGTGAAGGACGGCGACCCTTGTCTTGTGGGGGTGTATCGTCTTCAATTTCAATCTCAATATCATCTTTTTCTTCGGGTAAACCCTTAGATTCAGCTGCTTCATTCTCTATTTCATCGGGAAATTTGTAATTTTCCATTCGTATGCTCCTTATTTTCGTTTAATGCCGCGGGGATCATCTACAACACCTTCTACAGAATCGTCATTAATAATGCGGAACTCGCGTCCGTGTATTACTAAACGACTACCAGCATTCGGCCTAATTAGAACAAAATCGCCCTTTTTACACCAAGGTCCACTGGGAAAACGAGCTTTGTCTGCATAACAGTCTGGGCCCAAATCTACTACGAATAACACTGTAGTTAATAGCTCGTCGTATCGCATTGTTTCGTCTGCTTTTGCAATACCGCTTTCGAACTCTTTTTCCTGTTCTGGGATAGCGCACAGAATGCGGTAGCCAGAGGGTTTAGGAAGTTGTGTTGCTTTTTCTTCGTTAGACTTATCAAGCAGCTGCGTCAAATCTACTGCTTTGCCTAAGTCGATTGGACTAGTCATCCGATTTCTCCATTTTGTCTTTGAGGTCTAATACGTATCCACGAGCAATGAGCAGACCCCTAATCTCACCACACGATTTTTTGTAGTCCTCGAATTTGTCGTAATTTCCAAGGGCTACTGCATCTGTAAGCTGCGCTATCTTGTCGTCAAGCTGCTTAACAATTATTTCAAGTTCGGTCATTAGCTACCTTTCTTGTTGTTGCTGTTTCTGTTCTGCGCCGCGGTTAATAACTGTGCAGCAGTTTGCAACCGTTGATTCTGGTTCTGTTCTTTAGACCTCATCATGTCGATACCAAGCTTAGTACCTTCGTACTCCTCTTTCCGATCAGCTGCGTCTTTATCTTTCTCAATCTGAACACCCAGACGAGTGCCATCAATCTCAAGCTGACCCTCAACACGTTGACGATCAATATCCAACTGCTCTTGACGGAGAGCAATATCGGCTTGATCTTTCTGTGTCTTGCGTACAATCTCTTGCTCTTGAAGCTGGAGTTCCTTCATCTGCATCTGGATAATCGGATCTTGAGCTTGTTGCTGTGCTTGTTGCTGTGCCGCAGCAGACTGGTTCTGTTGTGTTAGCTGCGCGGCTGCTTGAGCAACTAAGCGTGACAACTGAACCTCATACTCTTCTGACATAACTTCTTCGTCATCCTTCATGTATGGGATCGGTCCACCCATCTGCTGCTCAATCTGTTGACGGTACTTAAAGCCGAAGTGTTCCGCAATGTGTGCCTGCATCGCCGCTACTATCTGTTGACCCATCGGGTTCTGCCCAATAATTGCCATAGCTTGTGGGTCTTGCAAGAACGCAGTGTGTACTGCTAAGTGAGCTTCCTGGTCTTGGTAGATAAACGCCTTAAGTGGTTTATTCACCATCACGTTCATATTCTCTGTGACTGGGTCACGAGGCTTCTGGTCTTCTTGCAGCGGAATAAGTTTCTGTGCATTGCGAATCCCAAGGACATCTAACATCTGGCGATGTAGTTGTGGCAAGTTGTAGATCTGCGGGGCGCCTTGAGCTAACTGCAACACAGCCTGATACTGAACGATCTTCTGCGCCATGGTCGCTGCGTTCGGATCACTAACAGGAATCACATCGACGTGGTCGTAGTCCGACTTCTTAGCCTTGCGACTGCCTTCTATTGGCTCATACGGATACTCGTCTGGAGTGTAGTCACGAATAATTTCTTTCAGTAACTTCAACTCTTGTTTCATCGAGTAGTGCATGCGGGACTGCACCGCACTCATCACCTTCAAGGTTCTTTCTAAAATCGCCAGAGTCGTCCCCACAGGAGCATTAGCGCTCATGTCAGAGACTTTCATATCTCCTGCTGATGCGAAGCGGCGACCTTCTTCAACGATAGTACCGAGCAAACTATATAGAACTTGTGATGGCTCTTTATATGGCAAGGTCATTAAGTTGTCTTTAATTACTCCTGACGGAACATCAACATCACGGAACTCGCCTGGAGATATTGGTGTGTCATCACCTTTGATTCGCAAGCCACGGGTCTTAAAGCCACCTGGCAAGTTGCTAAGGGTTCCAGCATCCACGAGCTGCCGAATAAGACTAGTGCCAGACTTAGCAAAAGCGCCGACAAGGTGAATAAGGCCAAAACAATAAAAGCCGAAGCCTGGCACGTAGCCATAATGAACGAAGTGATTGCGTTTCTGTTTAGTCTCATCTTCAGGTCTCCAGTTGCGACGGATGGACAAGATAGTCATTGTCCCCTTCTCAATAGTCACCACATACGGCAGTGCTATACCTGTAGGTTCTCCATCTTCCTCGTCTTCATATCCAGGAATATCCAGGTCGACGTGCATCTCAAGTAACTTGTAGCGGTCATCCGATGTAGCCCGAAAGCCCATCTTCTCAGCGATCTTCTTCTCTACCTCGTCTAGCGAGCCATCTGGTTCTTCAAGCTCAACGTCGCGGTAAAAGCCAGCATGCTGCAAGCGCTTAACTTCATTCTCAGTCTTACGCATGACGTGCGTAACCCGTGGGCTAGACTGCAAACTAGATACACCGTATGGGACAACTACATCCTCAGCTGGTATGAACATCGACACCTGACGGTTAAGCGCAGGGTCAAAATAAACTTTCTTAAACGCATTACCCGACAGACCCAAGCCCCATATCATCCGCTCATGCTCTGGGCGATACTCAGACATAACATCTGTCAGCTGGTAGTTCATGTCCTCTTGGACCCGCAGCGCCGCGTCTTTAATCTCTGGGGTTTCTTTGCCGATGATTTGTGTTTTTACTGGTCCTTGGGCGGGGAAGGTCTCCATGATAGTCTCGGCTTGAAACTTCACAAGAGCCTCGCTTAGCAGGGGGTGATATACCCCACATGCCCCCTCCCAAGGTTCTGTACGCTCTTCGATCTTCATACCGAGCAGCTCTAAGCCGTCAACGTAGGTTTGGATCCAATCTTTTCTTGAGCTAATGTCTTCTTCAAAATCGCCCAATAAATCACCAG